GCTCTGCCGGGAGCACGCGGTGAAGCACGCGCAGCGCGCCGGGCACACGATCCTCTCGCTCGAGGGCGTGCGGAGGATCACGGCCCTACAGGCGCGCGCCCTCGCGAAGGCCAAGGCTCGCCGACAGGGCATCCTCCGTCCGGAGGTCAGGGCCCGATGACCGATGGACCGGCCGCGGTCCTCGAGCGTGCCGAAGTCTCGCGGCGCGCTTACCGCGAGGCCTTCCTCCGCGGGGTCGCGCCCGACCCCAGGATCACGGTCTCCGAGTGGGCGGACCGCCACCGGATGCTCTCGACCAGGAGCTCGCGCGAGCAGGGCCCGTGGAGGACGGCGCGCACGCCCTACCTGCGCGAGCCCATGGACTGCCTCTCGTCCACCTCCTCGGTGGAGGACGTAACCTTCGTCAAGGGGAGCCAGCTCGGCGGGACCGAGCTCGGGAACAACTGGATCGGCTACGTGATCGACCATTGCCCGGGGCCCTTCCTCACGGTCATGCCGACCGAGAAGGTCCAGAAGAGGAAGAGCCGCCAGACGCTCGACGCCCTGATCGAGGACACGCCTCGCCTCGCCGCGAAGGTCTCGAGCCGGAAGAGTCGCGACCCAGGGAACACGACCCTGATGAAGGTCTTCCCTGGTGGGATGCTCGTCCTCGGTTCGGCCGAGAGCGCGGCCGACCTCCGATCGATGGCCGCGCGCTTCCTCTTCCTCGACGAGGTGGACGCCTTCCCCGAGGAGCTCGAGGGCGAGGGCGACCCGGTCGAGCTCGCGGAACGCGCGACTCACTCGTTCGGGACCTCGAGGAAGATCCTCCGCGTCTCGACCCCGACGGTCGAGGGCCGGAGCCGGATCCTGAAGGCCTTCGTGGAGACGGACCGGCGCTACTACCACGTTCCGTGTCCGCACTGTGGCCTGCTGCAGCGGATCGTCTGGCCTCGCATCCGGTGGGAGCAGGGCGACGACGAGCCCGTCGAGCGGGTCATCCTCGAGCTCCGCGAGCGCCGGCGCGTCGCGTGGCTCGAGTGCGAGGGATGCAAGCGCCGGATCGAGGAGCACGAGAAGGACGGGATGCTCGAGCGCGGAGTCTGGATCCCCGAGGACCCGAGCCTGGGTGAGCACGTGCGCGGCTACCACCTCTCGGCGCTCTACTCGCCCTACGGGTGGTACTCCTGGAGCCAGAGCGTCGCGCGCTTCCTACGGGCCCAGGGGCACCCGACACGTCTCCGCGTCTGGGTGAACCAGGACCTCGGCGAGGGTTTCAAGGAGAAGGGCGACGTCCCCGAGTGGCGCCGGCTCTATGAACTCCGCGAGACCTTCCAGCTCGGGCGCGTTCCGAAGGGTGGCGTCCTGCTCACCGCCGGCGTGGACCTCCAGGCCGACCGGATCGAGTACGAGGTGGTCGCGTGGGGCCCTGAACTCGAGAGCTGGTCGGTCCTCTACCAGGTGCGCCCGTACGACCAGGCGAAGGGCGACTGGCAGGCGGAGATCGATCGCCTTCTCGTCCAGACGTTCACGTTCGCAGACGGCGGAGCTCCATCGCGGCTCGCCGGCGTCGCCGTCGACACCGGGTACGAGGCCCAGAAGGTTTACAAGTGGGCGCGGCGCTACGGCCGCTCGGCTCGGCTCTTCCTCGTGAAGGGGCGGACCGGCACGCGCTCCCCGGTTGATCTCCCCATGGCGCTCGACGTCGAGGTGGGCGGCCGGCGCATCAAGCGAGGGGTTCGCGTCTGGCCGATCGACACCGGGGTCCTGAAAGAGGAGCTCTACGACAACCTCCAGCTACGGCCGCCGGTCGAGCCCGGGGCGCCCTACCCCGCCGGCTACTGCCATTTTCCCCAGTACGGGCCGGAGCACTTCAAGGGCCTGACCGCTGAGACCCTGGTCCGCCGGCGCCTGAAGGGCGGCCGCGTCGTCCTCGACTGGGAGAAGACCCGCGAGAGGAACGAGCCGCTCGACTGCCGGGTCTACGCCAGGGCGGCCGCCTACGTCCTTGGCGCCGACCGCTGGAGCCGGCAGGATTGGTCCGCAATGCGGGAGCTCGTCACGAAGATCGCCGCACCCACCCCAGCCGAGGCGCCGCCGCCCCCCGAGCCGGGGCAGGAGCCGAGGCGCCGGAACCGAGACAGCCGATGGGATCGTTTTCGCAGGCGGACCTAGACCGGATCAGACGCGCGATCGCGTCGGGCGCGCTCATCGTCCGGTACGACGACGGGCGCCAGGTCACCTACCGTTCGATGGAGGAGCTCCTCCAAGCCCGCGCGGTGATCGAGGCCGAGCTCTCGCCGGGCGGCCCGGTCCGAAAGGTCATGGCCCATAGCAAGGGCGTCGAGGCGGCCGGCGGGGAGCGCCACGGGTGGCCCTGGTGGGAGTGAGCCGGCTCGACCGCCTGATCGCGCACGCCTCGCCCGCCTGGGCGCTCCGCCGCTCCGTCGCCCGCGCCCGGCTCGAGACCCTCGAGCGGCTCGAGCGCGCCCGTGACCAGCTTCGGCGCTACGAAGGCGCCGACCGCGGGCGCCGGACCCAGGGCTGGCTCGCCCACGACACCTCGGCCGTGGCCGCAATGCGCGGCGCGCTCCACGAGCTCCGCGCGCGCTGCCGTGACCTCCGCCGGAACAACCCATGGGCCGCTACCGCGGTTCGCGAGCTGACCGCCCACGTGGTAGGCCGCGGGATCCGCCCGCGCTTCAAGCACGAGCGGGACTCCGAGCTCCGCCTGGCCACCGAGCTATGGGAGGAGTGGGCACACACGCCCCAGGCGGACGCCTCCGGCCGGGAGACGTTCTACGGGCTCCAGGCGGCCGCGGTGGAGGGCATGATCGACGGCGGGGAGACGCTCATGCGCCGGCGGTTCCGGCGTGACGGGGACGCGCTCGCGGTTCCCCTGCAGGTCCAGCTCCTCGAGGGCGACCACCTCGACACCCTGAAGGACTTCGAGCGCGACAAGGGCGGGAACCGGATCGTCCAGGGCGTCGAGTACGACGCGATCGGGCGTCGGCGCGGCTACTGGCTCTTCCAGGACCACCCCGGGGACTCGTTCACATCGGCAGTCTTCCAGCCCTCGGCCTTCGTCCGGGACTCCGAGATTCGCCACGTCTACCGCGCCGACCGCGTCGGCCAGGTGCGCGGGATCCCGTGGGGCGCGGTCGTGGCGCTCCGGCTCCACGACTTCGACGCCTACGAAGACAACGAACAGCTCCGGATGGTCGTCGCGACGAGCTTCGCGGGCTTCGTGCACGACCTTTCCGGCGCCGACAGCTCGTTCTCGGACGGCGTCCAGGGCGCGCTCGTGCCGACGGGCGACAACGTCAACCGCCTGGGCCAGGCGGTCGACGAGCTCCATTCCGGGACTATCGAGTACCTGAAGCCCGGGAAGACGATCACGTTCCCGAACCCGCCCCAGAACGAGGGCTTCACGGCCTTCTCGACGGTCCAGCTCCGCGCGGTCGCGAAGGGCTACGGCGTCCCCTACTGGCTCCTGACCGGCGACCTCTCGGGCGTCAACTTCTCGAGCATCCGCGGCGACTGGATCGGCTTCGTTCGGAACGCCGACGGGATCCGAGAGCGGATCCTGATTCCGCACCTCTGCGAGCCGGGCCTCCGCTGGTGGCGCGACGCGGCCGAGGTCGCGGACCTCCTGACGCCTGGTTTCCCTGACCCAGGCCGTCTCGGCTGGGAGTGGATCCCGCCGCGGCGCGAGATGCTCGACCCGCGGACGGAAGTCACGGCCGAGGTCGAGAGCGTGCGCGCCGGCTTCAAGTCGCTCTCCCAGGTGGTCTCCGGTCTCGGCTCGGACCCTGACCGGGTCATGGAGGCCCTGGCCCTCGACCTCGAGAAGGCGCGCGCGCTTGGGCTCTCGCTCACCGTGGACGGGAAGAACCCCGGCCCCGGGAAGACCCAGACGCCGAACCAGGCCGCCGCGGCGACCCACGCGGCCGCAAACGGCGAGACGGACGAGGAGGAGGACGAGCTCGGCCGCGCGCTCCTCGGGAAGCTCCAGGCCCGCGGTATGACCCCCGCGGAGGCCTGCGCGGCGCTCTTCGGCACTTGAAGGCGGCCCGCGCCCGCGGGAGACTGCCTGTCGTGTCCAACAAGGTCGAGAAGCCCGGCCACGAGACCCGCGCCGCTCCCGATAGGACCCGCGCGCCCGGGTTCACCGAGGCCGAGGCACGCGCGCGCGCAACCGCGCACGGGCTCGAGGGTGGGGCAATCCGCACGCTCGAGTTCGAGGAGGAGCCCTCGATCCGCGGGGAGGTCCTCCCCGAGATCCAGACCCAGCCGGACGGGTCCCTCGTGATCGATATGTTGCTCGCGACGGCGAAGCCCATCCGCCGGGTGGCCTGGGTCGACGGACGGATGGAGGAGATCGACGAGGTTTTGAGCTTCGCGCCCGGCGCCCACCGCGAAGAGCGGGTCCGCTCCGGTCGGATGCCCCTCCTCGCTGTCCACGACCAGTGGAACCTCGACGCCGTCCTCGGCGTCTGCGCCGACCCGCGAATCGACGCCCAGGCCGGGACCTACCGCGTCCGCGCGCGGATCTCGAGCCGGGCCGAGCTCGAGGGCGTGCGCCAGGACTTGAAGAGTCGGATTCTTACGAACACGAGCCTGGGCTACCGCGTGTATCTGTACCGCGACGTGACACCGCTGGATCCAGCGCCCGCCGGCGCGATCCCCGCCCAGGCCGAACGCCCCCCCGCGCGCCGGGTTCGCCGCCTCGAGGCGGTGGACTGGGAGAGCCGGGAAGGTAGCCTGGTCCCGGTCGGCGCCGACTGGGAGACGTCGACCCGTTCCACGGAGCGTCCCCCGGGCGGGGCAACCTCCGTCCCCGTCTGGACCGCCCAACCCGAGAAGACGATGGACCCCACCGAAGCCCCCACGAGCCCGACCGCCACCGCCACGCCCCCGGCTCCCCCTCCGCCCGCCGAGGGCGCGCGCGGGACGACCACGGCCCCGACGCCGACTACCGGCGCGGTCCAGCCGCCGGCGACTCCGAACGGAGCGCGAGCCGAGGACACGGGCGCCGACCAGGAGCTCCTCCGTCAGCGCTCGATCCGCGACAAGCTCCGGAAAGCCGGCCTGCCCCTCGACGGCCGGCTCGCGACCGAGCTCCTCGACACTCGGGTGAGCTCCGCGGTCGCGACCGATCGGATCCTCGACGAGGTCACGCGCCGCGACGCGACGCAAGGCGGGACCGCGACGATCACGGACGCCGAGGAGGACAAGACCTGCCGAGCGATCCAGGACGTCCTCGAGCATCGCTCGCTCCGCCCGATTCTGACCGAGAAGGAACGGACCGAGCTCGACGGGCGCCTGGCCGGGAACCCCTTCATCCACCAGCGCCTCCTCCGCATCGGCGAGCGCTACCTCGAGCTCGTGCACGGCACGCGCGGCCTCGAGCGCCTGGGCCCTCTAGACCTCGCGCATGAGATCCTCTTCCGCCGGCGCGACCAGATGATGGGCACGCGGGGCACGCCCGGCTTCCACGTCACGAGCGACTTCGCGAGCGTCCTCGCCAACGTCGCGAACAAGGGTCTGCAGCGCCAGTTTGATCTGACGCGCGACACCTACAGCCAATGGACAGTCCCCGGGACCCTGCCCGACTTCAAGCAGACGAAGCGCGTCAACCTCGGCGACGCGCCGCGGCTCCTCCGGAAGCTCGAGGGCGCCGAGTACAAAGTGGGCGCGGTCGGAGAGAAGGGCGAGAACGTCCAGCTCCTCACGTACGGGCGCGCGGTGAATATCTCGCGCGAGTCGATTGTGAACGACGACCTCGGCGCCTTCACGCGCTTTCCCCGCGCCTTCGGCGGAAGCTCGAAGCAGCTCATCGCCGACCTCGTCTACTCGGTCCTGACCGCGAACGCGGTGCTCTCCGACGGCCTCGCGCTCTTCGAGGCCGCGACCCACGGGAACCTCATCACGGCCGCGGGGAACGCCTTCACCGACGCCAACGCGGTCAACGCCCTCTCCAACACGCGCGCCCTTGCGCGCCGGCAGAAGGGAATCCCCCCGGGCTCCCCGAACAACGAGGTGGCCTTCTTCCTCGCGCTTGACCTCGTGCACCTGCGCGTGCCCGAGAACCTCGAGACCGTGGCCCAGAAGATCACGGCCTCGCTCACGCCCCAGCAGGTCTCCGGCGTGAATCCATTCCAGGGTCAGTTCCAGTCGGTCATGGCCGAGCCACGCCTCGGCGCCGTTTCGCAGGCCGCGTTCTACATGATGGCCGACCCGTCCGCCCTCGATACGATCGAGGTCGACTTCCTCCAGGGCGAGAGCGGCCCGGTGATCGAGAGCCGCATGAGCTGGCACGCCGACGGCGTGGAGATGAAGTGCCGCCTCGACGTGGGCGTCGCCCCGACC